ATCTTTCAAATAAATTCAAAGGAATGAAACTTCCAGGAGGTGTTGAAATAGATGGTAGACCCCTTGTAGAAGACGCTCAGAGAGAGATTGACAGCATAATGGAGAAATTCTCCACAACTTATGAATTACCTCCATTAGATATGATCGGATAATGTTAAATCCATTTTTCTTAAACGGTTCTAAAAGTGAGCAAGGTCTTCTTCAGGACTTGATTAATGAGTCTATTAAAATTTATGGAGTGGATGTTTATTATTTGCCCCGCCAATATGTGACAGAAAAGACTGTCATAAAGGAAGTTATTGAATCTCAGTTTAACTTTGCATATCCAATAGAAGCATATGTAGATTCCTATGAGGGCTATGGTGGTCAAGGAACTATCTTATCAAAATTTGGAATTCAAGAAATAGATGATTTAAATTTGATAGTATCTAAGGAAAGGTGGGAAACTTATATTTCAATATTAATTGAAAATCTAGAAGATATAAAAATATCAAATAGACCAAAAGAAGGTGATTTAATTTATTTTCCATATGGAAATAGACTATTTGAGATTAAATATGTAGAACATGAAAAACCATTTTATCAATTAAGAAAGAATTACGTTTATGAACTTAGATGTGAACTCTTCAGGTATGAAAATGAAATAATTAATACTGGTATAGACTTTATTGATAATCCAGATGGATCGGGAATTGATGGTGATGGTACTGATGATAATGTAACTGATAGGGAACAATATTCAGTAACTCAATCTCTTCAATTGGTTGGAATCGGGTCTACTGCCACAGCAATAACCTCTACATTAAATGGTGGTGTTAGATTTGTAACTATCACAAATAGAGGTTCTGGATATAAAACTTCTCCCACAGTAGCATTTTCTTCCGCGCCATTTGGAGGTGCAACTGCTACTGGAATAGCAACAATGATCAGTGGTATTGTTGATCTCTGTGAACCAAATCAAACTCTTTCAAGGGTTCAAGGTATTGAATTGACGAATCCTGGATTTGGATATACTGTTCCTCCTAGAATTTCATTTTCTGGTGGCGGGGGGTCTGGTGCTGAGGCAGTTGCAACTATTGGTAATGGAATTGTTGGAATAATAACAGTAACTAATAGTGGATCTGGATATGTAACTGCACCATCAGTTTCTTTTGTGGGAATATCTTCAATATCAGCACAAGCAACTGCAGTAATTAATGACTCTGGATCTGTAACCCAAATTAGAATAATTAATGCTGGATTAGGATATACTCAAGTTCCACAAATTCAAATTGGTTCACCTAACATAATAGTTGGATCTGGTACATATAAATTTAATGAAGTAGTTGTTGGAAGTATAAGTAGTATAACTGCAAGAGTTAAATCTTGGAATTCTGTTACTAAAATTTTAGAAGTTTCAAATTCAACAGGAACATTTATACCTGGAGAAGTTGTAACTGGACAAGAATCTGGTGCTGTTTATAGTATAAAGGGTAGAAATTTAACCACAAATAATAATAATTTTGGAGAAAATAATACTATAGAAGATGAAGCAAAAAATATTCTAGATTTTAGTGAGGTAAATCCTTTTGGAATTCCTTAATTTGTTAAATAGATTACAAATAGGTTAAATCAAATGTTTGAGTATTTTTACCACCAAATTCTTCGCAAAACTGTTATTGGATTTGGAACTCTATTCAATAATATTGAAATCAGACAGACTAATAATGATGGGCAGGTAATATCTGTTCTTAAGGTTCCTCTCGCATATGGACCAATTCAAAAGTTTTTAGCAAGAGTTGAGCAGCAACCTAATTTAAATACTCCGATTCAGATTACATTACCAAGAATGTCATTTGAGTTTATTGGACTAACTTATGATACAACAAGAAAATTAACAACAACTCAAACATTTTTATCGAAATCTACTACTGACGGCACTGATATAAGAAAAACTTACATGCCAGTTCCATATAATATGGATTTTGAATTAAGCATAATGACCAAATTAAATGATGATATGCTACAAATTATTGAGCAGATATTACCTTACTTTCAACCCTCATATACGTTAACAATTAACTTAGTAGATTCTATTGGTGAGAAAAGAGATGTTCCTATTGTTCTCAACAATATTATAATGCAGGATGATTATGAAGGAGATTATAATACAAGAAGAGCATTAATTTATACCTTAAGATTTACTGCAAAAATTTATCTTTTTGGTCCAGTTTCTTCTGGTGTTTCCAAAGATATTATTGAGAAAGTTTCCCTTGGTTTTGTTTCTGGGGATAGTCAATCAACAACAAGAGATCTTACATATTCAGTCACTCCTGTAGCAACTAAAAATTATACTGGAAATGTGACTACTATATTGAGTAATGATGTTGAAATTGGATCCACTACTATTGAAGTTTCAGATGCTTCTAACATACCAGAAAAATCTTACTTCACATTAAATAATGAAACTCTATATGTAAGTAAAAAGGATAATAATATTCTCACTGTAGTTAGGGGATCTTACAATACTCCAATTTCAAATCACGTATCCGGAACAGAAGTTAAACTAATAACTGAGGTTGATGATACTTTAATTCAATTTGGAGATGACTTTGGATTTAGTGGTTTAGATTTTAGTTGAGAAAAATTATGCCTAACAAATTTGACAAATTAGACGAGGTTTTTAATGTAACTAGTGAAATTGTTGCGGATGAATTGGAAATAAATTCTTCCAGCATTGAAAAAGTAGAGGAAAATAAGAATGTAAATTCCATTATTGATGATATAAAAAAAGATTACGAATACTCTAGAGGAAATTTCTACTCCATTATTGAGAAAGGTCAGGAAGCAATTAATAGTGTTTTAGAACTAGCACAAGAAACTGAATCTCCCAGAGCATACGAAGTGGTTGGTCAGTTGATAAAGAATGTTTCTGATGCAACTGATAAATTAATGGAATTGCAGAAAAAATTAAAAGATATAGAAGAAGTTAAACCTGTCTCTGGTCCAACTAATGTTACGAATGCCTTGTTTGTGGGGTCAACTGCAGAACTTTCAAAGTTATTAAAAGGTAAATTAAATGAACCAGAAAATAAATAGTGCAGTAAAAGAATTAGAAAATGGATTATTAAAATTATCCAGTATTTCTTATGATTCTATTGATAATTTAATGAGAAAAATTATGAAAAGGTATGATTTAACTGCCAAAGAACTTCATAATTCTTTTAAAAATAAATATAAAAAGACACCAGACGATTGGATTAAGGGAAAAATGAAAAAACTTCAAGAAGATCATAAAGAAATCGCTTCTGGAAAGAAGCAAGATGATGAAGGTTATATGGCAAGAAGTGAACTTGATTCAATTGAAAACGCAATTCAAAATCTTAGAAAATCCATAAAGTCTGGTAAACAACAACTTCCTGCTTGGGTTCAATCCAAAATTACGAAGGCAGCAGATTACATTGATACTGCAGCAGAATACCTTCAAAGCGATGAAACTGTTGATGAAGAGATAAGTCCCACCATCAATGTTGAAAAGCACAAAAAAGCAAGAAAAGCAGAAAGAATTCATAAGTTAACAACTAGTCCAAATCCAAATGAGGCCCGTGTTGCTAAATCAAAGTCAAAAGGACCCTCACTTCCATTCAAAGAAGAAATTTCTTTAGTAGAAAAAATTCTTGGTGAAGAAAAGTGCGGAAAAGGAATGTATTGGTGCAATACTGATAAGGTGTGTAAACCGTTACCTAACGGCATGAAAGTTCCTGGGCAAAAAATTAAACCAACAGAAGTTGGAATAGGTAAAGCAGTTGATGGGTCTTGTACTCACACAAAGAAAGGAAAATCTTGTCCAGTTCATGGAATGAATGAATGTCCAATGAAAGAGGACAAGGATCCTAAAGGTCCAACAAGATCTTATAAGTCACCAGAAGAAATTTCCAAAAAACATGGAGTTTCTGTTGAACAGATTCAGAAACAATTAGAAATGGGAACAAAAGTTGAATTTGAGCATACAACTAGTAAGAATGAGGCAAGAATAACAGCACTTCAACATCTAGATGAACTTCCAGATTATTACACTAAACTCAAAAAAATGGAGACTCAAAAAGAGAGTTCCATAATAAGGGATGCTGATGGAAACTATTATGCTGAATTTATTGATATTATTAAATCTGGATCTATAGAAGAGGAAAATCCTGGTCTTTGGGCAAATATCCATAAGCGCAGAGAAAGGGGTTTGCCTAGAAAAAAACCAGGACAAAAGGGATACCCAAAAACATTAGATATAGAAGAAGGTATTGAGCAGGCAAAAAAAAATGTTGGAGCGACCAAATGTTGGAAAGGTAAAAAGTTAGGAAATCCTCCAACAAAAATAAAAGATGGAAAAGAAGTTCCAAATTGTGTTGATGAAGCAGCAAGAATACCTGCCCAAACTGGCAATAATGTATTTGTAACTCTTTCATGGAGAGGAAAGTATTATACAATTCAAATATTCTTCCCTCAAACAAAAGTTCCTTCTAGAGTAGAAATTTCTGATGAGATTCAGAAAATTTATCCAGGTTCAACAGTGATTACCTATAGAGTTGCTGAATTTAAACAAGGTGAACCACTACTTTATGCTTATCGAGGTGGTAGTAATGGAAAATTAGGTCCTAATAAAAATTATGTAAAACCTATGGGTGAAGAGGTTGAAATACTTGATGAAAAAAAGTAAATAAGGCAGAAATGCCTTGTAATAAACCAAAAGCACAAGCAGTTGGTGATTCAAAAACTGGAAAATCGCATGTAGTTAAATCATGTGAAGATGGTAAAGAACAAATCATTAGATTTGGTCAGAGAGGCGTAAAGGGTTCTCCCAAGAAAAAGGGAGAATCCAAAGCATATGCAAATCGTCGTAAAAGATTTAAGGCAAGACATGCAAAAAATATAAAAAAAGGAAAAATGTCAGCGGCCTACTGGGCAGATAAAGTAAAATGGTAAAGGTATAATATTATGTCTGAAGAGCACTATTTAGGTAACCCTTTACTCAAAAAAGCAAATACAAAAATTGAATTTACAGAAGAGCAAGTTGTTGAGTGGATTAAATGCGCTAAAGATCCAGTATATTTTGCTAAAAACTATATTAAAATTACAACACTTGACCATGGATTGACAACTTTTGATATGTATCCTTTTCAGGAAAACATGGTCAATACATTTCATAATAATAGATTTAGCATCTGTAAACTTCCTAGACAGTCTGGTAAAAGTACAACCGTTGTATCATATCTCTTACATTATGCCATCTTTAACGATAATGTAAATATCGCTATTCTTGCTAACAAGGCATCAACTGCTAGAGACCTCCTAGATCGCCTTCAGACAGGTTATGAGAACCTTCCACGATGGTTACAGCAGGGTGTTATATCGTGGAACAAAGGTTCTATGGAACTTGAAAATAAGTCAAAAATAACCGCTGCTTCTACATCAGCATCCTCTATTCGAGGTGGTACTTATAATATTATTTTCTTGGACGAATTTGCATTCGTTCCAAATACTGTTGCAGATAACTTCTTTAGTTCTGTATATCCTGTAATTACATCTGGTAAATCTTCTAAGGTTATTGTTGTAAGTACTCCTTATGGAATGAATCATTTTTATCGTCTTTGGGATGATGCTCAAAAAGGTAAGAATGCTTATGTTCCAATTGAGGTTCATTGGACAGATGTTCCAGGAAGAGATGAGGAGTTTAAAAGAACAACAATTGCGAACACATCAGAAGCACAATGGAGACAAGAATTTGAGTGCTTGTTTCTAGGTTCTTCTGATACACTCATAGCAGGTACAGTTTTAAGTAGATTAGTTTTTGATAACCCCAAAACATCCAGTGCTGGTTTAGATGTATTTGAAGATCCTCAAGAAGAACATACTTATGTAATTACAGTTGACGTTGCTCGTGGTGTTGAAAAGGATTTCTCTGCTTTTGCAGTTAT